CCCCAAGGAGCCGCTACCGCTCCCGATCGGCCAATCCCGCGATATGTACCTCACCGGGTACGGGTCGGGCCAGCTGGTCTCGATGCTTCGCCGCGTCCTCCCCGGTTCCCACCGAGACTGGTCCAGCCAAGCCGGTGACCTCGGCCTCAACTCGATCATCGCTTCGGCGATGGACTGGTACATCCGAAACTGGCCGCAGGCCACCGCGCAGGTGATGCGGCGGGTCGACTCGATGCAGGCCGAACCGCTCGAGGATCACCCCGTGCTCCAGCTGATCGCCGAGCCGGAACCCGGCATGGTCGGAAACCTGCTTTGGGGATGGATCGTTCAGGACTACAAGCTGTTCGGCAACGCGTACCTGCGGAAGCAACGCATCTCCGGACCGGGTTCGCAGGTGGTGGCGCTCCAGTACATCCCACAGGACATGATCCGGCCGGTGGGCGACGGCCGGAACCCGCTCACACACTACACCTATACGACCGACGGCCGAAGCTTCCAGCTCGAGATCGCCGACGTGATCCACTTCCGGTATGGGCGCGATCCCGACGACATCCGCCTGGGACGTTCTCCGGTCCAATCGGTCCTGCGCGAAATCGCCACCGACAACACCGCGAGCAGCTCCGCGTTCGGCCTTCTGGCCAACGGAGCCATGCCCTCGATCATGGTCGGACCGGACGCCAGGGACTCGGGACAGATCGACATGAGCCCCGACGACGCTCGGCAGATCAAGCGATCCCTCCGCGAAAACCTCACGGGCGACAATGCCGGCGGGATCGTCGTCATGTCGGGACCGTACAAGGTCGATCGCGTATCCCTCACCCCGTCCGAGCTGGCGCTCGATTCGGTGCGCCGTGTCCCCGAGGAGCGTATCTGCTCGGCGCTCGGCATCAACCCGATGGTCCTCGGCCTCGGAGCCGGCCTCGACCGCTCGACCTACAGCAACTACGAGAGGGCCCAGCAGGCGGCGTGGGAAGACGGCATGGTACCGCTCCTTCGGATGGTCTCCGACACCCTTACCGTGGCGCTCCTGCCGGACTTCCCCGAATCGCAGGAGGGCGACTTCGTCCGGTTCGATCTGGCGAACGTCCGAGCGCTGGCCGACGACCGCCAAGCCGAAGCCGAACGGGCGGAGCGGTTGTACCAGGCGGGAGTGGCGGATCTGGCGGAGGCCAAGCGCATCGCCGGCCTCGAGGCCACCGACGACATGGTCGGCGTGATGCATCCGAGCGCCGCTTCGGTGGTTCCGCAGGAGCCGGGAATCCCCGCGGCGGTTCGGTCGATCGACATGAAGAGCCACCCGACCGAATCGATGCAGGCCGCGGCGCGGAGGGCGCTCCGGTGGAAGGAAGAGGGCAGGGCCGGCGGTACCCGCGTGGGCCTCGCTCGAGCGAACCAGATCGCAAGCGGCGAGTTGATCTCCGAGGATACGATCCTGCGGATGTACAGCTTCTTTCGCCGGCACGAGGTCGACAAGGAGGCCGAGGGATTCGAGCAGGGCGAGGACGGGTTCCCGAGCCCCGGCCGCGTGGCTTGGGATCTCTGGGGAGGCGACGCCGGATACGCTTGGGCGACTCGGCTCCGCGACAAGATCCTGCGCGGTGAGAAGCTCGAGACCAAGTCGGATACCTGCGCCCACGGCTCCGAGGTGCCGTACCAGTCCCACCCTTTTTACGGGTGGTCGAGCATACCGGACGAGCGGTAAAGGCGACCGGCCGGGACGCGGAGATATACCAGGCGGCCCAGCGGTTCAGGAACGGCTTGATCAACCGCGAGGAGACCGCGGTGGCCGACATCAGCCGGGCGTATCGAGCCGCCACCGCCCAGCTCCTGCGCGAACTCGAGGCGCTCGAGGGACGGCTGGTCGAGCGCGAAGCCGCCGGCGAACCTCTGGCCGATGCGGCGCTGGCCATGCGGGACCGGCTCGAGCGGTTGATCGACCAGCTCCGCGGCAAGCTCGGCGAACTCTCCCCCGAAGCGGTCGAGATTGTTTCCCAAGGACAACAGCTAGCGCTCGAGTTCATGAACTCCGAGACCGGGAACCTGATCCTGGCATCGACGGGCGACAAGGCTCGAGCCGCCGAGATCCTCGGCACGTTCGACCGTCTCCCCGACGAGGCCATCCGCGAGTTTGTCGGCTTCTCGAGCGACGGTTCCCCGCTCGCGGTATTGTTCGATTCGATCGCGCAGGACGTTCCCTCTGCGCTCCAGCTCACCCTGTCGTCCGGCATCGCGCAGGGCAGGAACCCGCGGGCGGTGGCGAGGGACATGGTGATGCTCGCCGACCTCCCCCGGCGTCGAGCCGAGACCATCGCAAGGACCGAGATGATTCGAGCGGCGCGAGAAGGCCAGCGGGTGATTTACGAGTCGTCCCCGGTGGTGGTGTCCTACCGCCGCGTGGCCACGCAGGACGCCCGTGTCTGCCTCGGTTGTCTGGCATTGTCCGGCACCATGCACAGGACCAGCGAGATCATGCCGTCCCACCCCAACTGCCGATGCGTCATGGTGCCGGTGACGCCCAGCCTCGCCGAGATCACGGGCGACCCGTCGATCCCCGACCTGCGACCGGGGGCGGTGGATGCCGACCGGATCATGGCCGGCCTCGACCGCTCGGAACTGGTCGGCATCTTCGGCCCCCGGCGCTTGGCATTGCTCGAGGAGGGCGTCCCGATCGCCGACATGGTCGAGGTACGACAAGATCCGCGGTGGGGACCGACCACACGCATCAAGCCAATCAAGGACATTGTGGGATAACTAGGACATGGAAATGGACTCCGTGATCGGCGGCGCGGTCAAGAGCGACAGGCTCGGCCATGTGAAGGGGTACTTGGTCCGCTTCGGTTCCCCGAACGCGGTCGACCTCGAGGGCGACTACTTCGGACCGGAGACCGACTTCGGTTTCCCGGTGAAGGCCGGCTCGAGGGTTCCCCTGAACCTCTATTACCACCATGGGATGGACCAGAAGGTGGGCCGCAAGTCGATCGGGACCGGGTACGTCAAGATGGACGAGACCGGGCTCTGGTACGAGGCGCAGATCGATCTGGCCGACGAGTATGGGCGAATGATCGCCAAGCTCGCCAAGGAGGGCAAGATGGGCTTCTCCAGCGGCGCGGCGGGGCATCTCGTCGAGCGCAAGTCGACCGGCCTGGCATCCCAGATCGTCCGCTGGCCGATCGCCGAGGCGTCGATAACCCCGACCCCCGCGGAGTGGCGCAACACGGTGAAGTCGATCGAGGACTACTACGGGATGGGCATGGAGGGCGAGATGGAAGAGATGGAAGAGATGGTCCCCCCGCCGGCTCCGGACCAGTCCCCCGAAGACTTCGCGAACGCGGCGTTCGCCGACATGAAGTTCGAGATGCTCCACGAAGCACTCGAGGCACACTACGAGGCGCTCTGCGCGGCGATTGATTCCCTCGCCGACATCGAGCAGGACCGCCTGCCGTTCGTCCTGGCATTGCTCGATGCGTTTGCCGGGAAGGTCGGCCTGGTGGCCGAATCCCTCGAGCTTGATGTCAAGAGCCTTCGGATGGTCTCCCCCGAGACCCTCCGAAACACCGAGCGCCGGTTGCGGGATGCAATCGGCCTCAGCCGATCCGATGCCAAACGGCTGGCACCGGAGATCTGGACCCTCCTGCGGGACGCAGGCCAGACGACCGATCCGGAACCCATCGCCGAAGTGGAGGTCAAGTCCTCCCCCGACTCCGAGCGGGACGACATCCTCGCCCGTCTCGGTCTTCTCATGGAGCTGAAATGAACGTCGAACAACTCAGCGAGCGACGCCAGACCATTCTGGCCACCGCTCGCGAACTCGCCTCGAGCCCCGAGGGCGACATGGCGCAGGTGAAGTCCTTGATGTCCGAAGCCGAGGGCATTGCCCAGCGCATCGAGGCCATCAAATCCCTCGGCGAAATGGCCCCCGTGGCCAAGCCGGCTCAGATCGATGAACCGTGGAAGTCCGGCGGCGTCACGAAGAACCCGTTCACGGGCAACCGCGACGAATCCAACTACAAGGCGTACGCCTTCGGCCAGTGGGCCCGAGCCATCGCCGGCAACCGCAAGGCGGCCGAATGGGTTAAGAACAACCTGAAGGCGCAGACGGAAGGCACGACCACCGCTGGTGGTTTCACCGTTCCCGATCCGTTGTCCTCGGACCTGATCTACCTTCGCGAACAGTACGGTATCGCTCGCCAGAACTGCCGAATCTACCCGATGTCTTCGGACATCCTGAACGTGCCGAACGCCACCGTCTCGACGATCGTCCGGTACCCCGGCGAAGCCACGGCGATCACGGATTCGGACATGACGTTCGCGCAGGTCCAGCTCGTGGCCAAGAAGATGGCGATCCTTACGCAAGTTTCCAAGGAACTGGCCGAGGACTCGATCATCGATTTCGGCGCTACCCTTGCCCGCGACATGGCCTGGGCCATGGCGCAGGAAGAGGATAAGGTTGTGTTCAACAACGCGGTCTACGCCGCGGCGGGCATCAACGGAATCCTCTACGGGGTTTACAGTCAGGACGGAACGAAGACGAGCATCGCCAACGTGGTGACTTTCACCACGGCGCAGACTCCGGCCTTCTCTCCGGCCCTGAACGACTTGGCGAAGATGGTCGGCAAGATGCCGACGTATGCCACCAATCCCAAGTG